ACCGGATCATAGCTCATTAAACTGCCGCTGATTCGATTCAAATCGGACATTGTATAAACATTCTTCGCCGTATACGGAAAAAGCGCGTAATTATATTGTGTATCTGCCACAACATCTGTATCCTGCAGCCCATCAACGGCATATTGATCCTTCACCTTGCTATCCGTAATCAGAATCCCATCTTCTACGCTTACTGGACTGCTACCCTCTTTTCTAACTACCTTCGTCCCTTCCCATGCCGCAATCGTTTCACCGTTAAACACTATATTCTCCGGATCTGTCCATGTTAAAGTCAATTTGTCATTGCTTTCTTTCAGAGCCAAATTCTTACAATCCGACAGCGGGACCCCGCCCAGCCCTCCTCCTATCTTGATCCACGTGTACGTCTCGCCTTCTTCCGTACAGACAAACAACTCACCATTCTCAGTATTGACAAAGAACTGCTTCAACCGCCCTTGTGTCTCCGGTGTCGGACTGTCAGTCCCGAACAATGGAACCAATTCATCCACCGAATACGACATATCCTGAATCGCTTTCTCGGCGTCCCCCCTTATCTGCTCAACTGTATCTTTCTTCATGGTCTCCAGCGTTGGGACCGTGGAAAAGACTCTTTCCGGCTCCTGGATCCCCAGTCCGTCAAAATTCACCTTATACAGAAGCGTATCATTCTGCAACGCATGTTCATTGATGATATCGCCCGTTACTTTTTCCGGGCTGACATATACCTCTTCAGTTGGAACGCCTTTGATCACCACCAGGCTCGCACTTTCTATATTCGTTACGGAGTCCTTTTCGTAGCGTACCGCAATCAAATCTGTCCTCTTATAACCCTGCATTCCATTTTCAAAAAACAGATCAACATAAGTCTCTTCCTTTAACCGGATATGTCTGCCCTGCATAAGCAGATCCCCGTCAAAGATCCTGACTTTATTATTGGATATCACTTGTGCTGCAAACTGTCTCCCACGTTCGAGAACAAATTCCCCGGTTCCCATAAGGGCAGCGTTAAAGGATCCCTGATCGTTAGAAGTGATATGCTCTTCTCCGGCATAACCCGTAACCAAATGTAAATTACCCATAATCATCTACCTACCTTATATGATGCGGTGACAATGTCACCTTTGATTGTTACTATTTTCTTTGCTATCGGTCTTGCTACGAAAATATTTGTGATATGCTCTCTCGCCCCGATGACGTCTCCTATATCATAGTTCTGAGTGCTTTCAATATTAATTTCCAAGCTGTCACTATTCCATGAATCTTTAAGCGCATCTCTGCCGCCCTTTTCAAGTTCATCTATCGATTCAACATTCACATTCTCATATATTCCTGTATTCTCATCCATACCAAAGATAGACTGGACATATGAAATATTCCCTTGTCTATCTGCGAAGAGATGTATCACCGTTCTTTCTTTCAATTCTCCCTGTCCCAGGCAGATCATGTGATTCACCGGCTTATAATTCTTCTCTACATTAAAATGAATCTGTGAACTGTCAAATTCTTCATCTTTAGAATAATCAACCAATGCTTCTGCCGACAACACTGCAAAACCGTCCCGGAAATTAATCTTAAGTTTAGAATGAACAGAAGAAAGCATCTTCCTGATGCCTTCATACCCGTCGATATAGCGGTTCATCTTATAGTTGTTAATCATTAATTCAGAATCATCACTGCCTGCCTTAAATAATTCTGATAGATTCATTCTTTCAATTAACATTCCCAGAATCACATTCGCTTCTCCATTGCAGATCAAATAGTCCTCTCCCGGATCCGGTTCGATAATCTTGGATGCCAGAATCCCATGCCACGTCCGGCCTTTATAAATTAAAATGCCGGATTCCGTTTGGATTTTAATCTTATCAACGATCCCGCCGTACTCTGTGTTTTCAATGTATATAAAATATCCCGATTTACATACATGATTATTTATGTTGGTTGTTAATTCAAAATCATTTTCATCACTTCCAAAAGCAAGATCAAATGTGAAATCCTGCATTACTCCGATATCAATCTTTTCATCCGTCGCATAGATCAAATCCATTTTGGCTCACTTCTTTCTTCAAACAACACGATATCAAAACCAAAAGTCTTATTCCAGGTTACTGCATTATCACCTACAGGAATCTTTTCAAAAATATAAGATTCTCTGTTGCGTTGGTGAAAATGATTTTCAACACTTCCATCCTGCTTAGTAAGCAAAATTGTCTTGGCAATACTGTCGATCGTTAAATACTCATTTTCTTCCACCTGGCAGTCTACTTGATAACCCTGTCCGCCAATGTATATTACCGGATTCACGGCAGCACCATAAATGATCAATCTAAAATTCACTCCGGTAAATCCCGTATTATTCAGAGACTTTCCCTTCATTTCTGACATATAATCATATGGAAAATCCACCTGGAAATCTAAGTTTCTTTTCTCTGCTGCATCTTTTCCTTCTGCTTTTACAATAACACTCCCGCTTTTCCGAAAAGAAGCAATCGTTTCCTTAATCCATTTCGGATAATCAGTCGCTACCGTCAATGTGGTTTCTATATACTTTTTGCTCAGCAAATAATTACTTTTCTTACTTCCTGTAATATAGCACTTTAAATAGTAATCGCCTATCATGATCCGTCCATGCTTCAGGGCAAGCACATCTTTTTCAGTGATTTCAAGCAGCCTGTTTTTCAACATAAGCCCTTCACTCTCTGAAGCACAGCAGATAACAATGGGGATCGCTTTTGTAACAATCCCCTTATTGAATGATGATATTTTATTGTTATCTGACGTAAAATCCCAAGAATAATCATGTAAATCATTACTGTTTACATATATACCACTCTCTCCCCAGGACATTTCTTCCTGAATATGGTTAACAAACCTGATCTTCTCGAGCATATTTACACCGCCTTTACCAAACGTGCAAATTCACGTTCGTTAATCTGAAATTTCATATTAAGCAATGCCTCATAGAATTTCTTACTGAGTCCGTCATTAAGATCTGTTATCGCTTCCAAGATTCGATTCAAAACGGAGACTAATTCCCCGTTCTCCGATGCAACTGCACTCTTGATCATATTCATCAGGCTTTCCGTTCCGACAACCGTTTCGCTCCCGGCTTCGCCGCCTGCAAGAAGCTGATTCGATTTTGCATTATACCCGAAGATCGTCGGCTGGTTCATGATCATGCCGTCCCTCATTGCCTTGGCATACCACTGAACCCCAAACTTCGGTATACTCGGCGGATTTAATGAGAACTTGCCGCTGATCGAGAAATGCGGCAGCTTAATCTTCGGCAATGACCAGGAGAAATTGAAAAAACTCTTGATCTTATCAATCGCGCCTTTGACAATACTGGTCGCGCCATCAAATATACTGCTAAACTTGTCCTTAATCGCACCCAGTACATTGGCAGCAATATTCTTCGCTCCCTCCAAGCCCCCGGATATCGTAGACTGAATCCCGCTAATTACATTGCTGATGGTTTCTTTTACTCCGTTCCACGCACTGGAGATCACAGACTGGATTGTACTCATTACCGTCGTCACTATTGATTTAATGGTATTCCATGCTGCAGTGATAAAATTCTGAATTGCTCCGACAACGGTAATAACCACTGTCTTGATCGCATTCCAGGACGTAGATATCACTGTCTTGATCGCATTCGTTACAGTAGAAACTGTAGTTTTGATAGTATTCCATATATTGGAAACGACAGCTTTAATACCATTCAATATCGTGCTGATGGTCGATTTAATAGCATTCCACACCGTACTGACAACATTTTTTATACTATTCGATACATTGGTGATGACCGTTTTAATCGCATTGAATGCACTCGTTATAAACGACTTAAGAGAATTGATTATACTGGTAACAACACTTTTTATGCCATTCCAAACGCTGGTAACTACTGACTTAATCGCATTCAGGACGTTACTGATTGTAGATTTAATGGCATTCCAAGTCGTAGTTATAAAACTCTTAATTGCATTTACTACCGTTGTAATCACTGTCTTAATCGCATTCCAAACAGTTGTAAATGTTGTCTGAATCGCTTTCAGGACTGTTGATATAATCGACTTTATGGCATTCCATGTTGTAGTCAGAAACGACTGGATCGCCGTGCCTACAGTAGTAACTACGGTTTTTATCCCATTCCAAACATTCGTAAAAAGCGTGGATATTGCTGATAGTACCGTAGAAAACATGGTCTGGATCCCCTGCCAGCAGGAAGATAAAAAGGATGCAAGTCCTTCAAAAACTGTTTTCCCGAGCTGCGCAATTTCATCCCACAGGCTTATCAGGAAATCCTTTATTGCACTCCATGCCGCAATGGCAGCCGACTTGATCGCTTCCCATATGGCAATCACGCCTTCCCTGAACCAATCACATTTATTCCAAAG